AAGACCTAAAGTTGCTGAAATATTAGTAAAGAATAAGAGTTTGACCATACATAATTTGCTAACAATAACAGATGATGTTGCATTTTTTTACATGTCTCATAGTTTTATCATGGGTTGGTTCAATTATTTCTCGTCACTGGTGCATGCAGGCATTCAGAATTACTTGGTTCATCTATTGTCACTATGCAGAATTGATGCTCCATCTGACAATAAATATGTTGTCAAACATATACCTTACCGGATAGCAATTGATGTTCACTCAGATGATAGTGGTGGCGTTATAGAGGTGCAGAAGGTTGAGATTAAGGGTGAGAATCCACCAGGGTTGAAGAATTACACTGGCATGAGTCAATATGTACAAACACACATATTCAAAATGATGCAAATGGTTATGAAAGGAGGCAACATGATGTACTCTGACAAGAAATCTATGTCATCATACACCTACTATGAGCTTTTGTCAATCTTGTATTTGTTTTTAGAATTGATAACAATGACCCCAAAATTCCTGGCAGGCACTATTTTTAAACCAACTGATAAAGGCCCAATTATGGATATGATGACTGTCTACTCAAAGACAATTGAAGCTGTGACTTACGGGGCAAGTTTCTCACAAGCATATATAATGTCAAAAATTCTGACTGATCAAATATGGAAGTTTTATTACAAAAAACCAATAACATTGATAGATTACAAAAGACCTCCTCATGCTCTTGGGGTACCTGATGCGCATCCACTAATGGTGATGGTAGCAGGCAGTGATGCAGATGCGGTCAGGTTGAAGCATGTGGATGAAAAAGAGTTGAAACAATTGATGCAATTCCATAATTCAATAAATGACATGAGACATGTTAAGGGTGGTTTTTCCATACCTGTTTGTAAACCACACATTGTGTTGAAAACTGGGTTCATGAAAAAACTCATTGAAGCAACTGGAAAATGGGACCTTGATGAAGAGATGGAATGGGTGATAGCAAATTGCAAAACCAAGGATGTACTCATGGACATTGTCAAATTTGCTAATTTGTGCAGGCAACCTGGGTTCATTGGATCAATACAGGATGAGACAACCGTGAGGATGTTCAGCAGATCCTTTTTTTACAGGGATACAATTAGTGTACAGACCAAAGTTAGGAATTTCAACCCTACTAAATTACTTGAGGTGTATAGGACTTTCTCAACCTTTAGGCTTGCTGACCCAGATGATCTAATAGATGAAACAGATGAAGCTAAAATAAATTATGACATGTTTGAGGAACTCACAGCTGAATCAATAAAATTTTGTGAATATGTCTC